TGTTCAAGTCTATCTGGTCTACCAAACCTAGCAGCACAAAGTCTTGGTTTAAATCCATTTTTAATTCTAGGCATTTCAAAAACAAACATAGCATTATGAGAATGCTTATCTGTAAGTTCTTTCTTATCTTTATCAATACCTACTGGGTCATAAACTGCAACATAAGTGCCTTCAGGTATAGTTCTTCTAATAGCTCCACTATCTGTTACAACTTCATCAGGTTCAGGTGGAAACCAAACTCTTACACAACCAGTTGGATCTTCGTTTCCTCTTCTAGGAACTCCTTGAATCCAATCATAAACTTTAACATCAGGATTTTCAGCTTTTATTCTACTATTACTTTTAAACGTAACTACACCGTTATTTTCAAATAACTGACCATCAACATAAAACTTATAATCATTATCAATTCTAAGTTTATCTTCCCATTGATTAAGAGCTTCACTACTGAATATATTTTCACTTGTTGAATTAAATGATTCAGCAGGATAAATTGCTCTTTGTCCAAGATAATTGATATAATCAGCAAATGTTTTAGATGTAGTTCTTTTAATTTCTCTTTCTCTAAATGCTATTTTTAATCCTATTTCAACATCGCTATTACCATCTTTGTCATATCCTTTTTTACCTTCTGCTTCTCCTTCAAGTCCCCAACAATAACTTTTAAAGAATCCACATATTTCGTTTCTTGCATCTTTATCCCAAACATTTTCAAATGGCATAAAACCAAATGATTTAGGATTATAAAAGTTTTGTTCAAACACTTGCATATTAGTAGCAGTAGCTGTTCCCCAAGCCATAAGACAACCAGTAATACGACTACCTACAGTCATTGTAGGCTCAGTAACAGTCATAAACTCATCAAAATTATCCATAGTAGAAAGCTCTTCTACTTTGATTTTAATAGCATCTTTACCAATAGCACAATCAGGATTATTAAAAGCTGATACACTAAATAAAGTAGAATCCCAATCATCAGAAGCTTCAACTCCATTTGGAAGTCTATATCCTAATTTAAATTCTTCTTTTGTTGGACTAAATATTCCTCTCTTAAAAGGAGTCTTTTCCTCATAAAATCTAAGAGTATCTATAGCAAAATCAGAAAGACCTCCTTTTTTAGTTAAATATTTATTATCAGCAGCTACGTGTATAACAACCTTATGTTTGGATAAATTAACCTCATTTGCACTATCACTTGCCATAATATATGAAAATCCACCACGACGAGTTTTATCAATAATAAGATGAAAACCATTGTTCTTAGCAAATTCCATTACTTGACAAGTCCAATATTGGGCATCAACAAAATTAGGAAAATCTTTATACTTCTTTGCAGTAGCTTTACCGTTTGTAAGAATAACTGAACTTTCATCAACTTTCTCCATTCTAGAATAATTGAGAAAATTATAATGAGTTCCTGTTATCCAAACATCTTCAATAGTTCCATCTGGATTCATCCAGCAAGGAGCTGAAAAACCATTTTTTCGTCTATATACTTCTCTCTTTCTAAACTGTCTATGAGGAATAGAATCTACTCTATATGGAGTATAATTTCCATTTTCTCTAAAATAATTAGCAGCTTCTTGAAAAAGTTCAGTATTAACAAATTTACCTGGTCTAATATTCATTAGAAAACCACCGCTTTCTCCTATTAGAAAATTATCATGAGGATCATAATATCCACAATCTTTAGCATGCTTATATCTTTTATCTTTATCTGGTTCTAAAAGATATTCTAAAAAAGGATAAACATCGTTACTCATATCATTTAATAAATAATGAAACAATAAAAGCGGTAATGCCTGAAAGTGCAACACCGCTTAAAATATTAGCTTTCTTACGATTTTTAGCTAATTCAGCATTTAAACTTTTATTGATATTATTTGAATCATTAAGTTTATTTTGAAGAATATTTACTTCATTATTTAAAGCATTAAATCTTTGTTCATGACTAGCAATAATACTATCTTTTATTACAAGTCTTTGTTTATCAAATTTAGCTTCAATAAGTTTAGTATTTATTCTTCTAATATCATCAATTGAAACACTAATTGTAGCACCCCCGTAAGGAATACTATCATTCTGACAATAAACTTTTGAATAGCTCAACAGTGGCAGAATCAGAACTATTAATAGCTTTTTCAATTTCAATTCTTTCATTTACTTGAATCTTGTTTATAACACTATCAAATTTTGTAATTTTAAAATTAATTGAATCTATTGTAACTCTATTGATAGTTGTATCAAGAACTATATGCTCTCCTCTACGGGGTATCTCTCGTGTTTCTTGAATATTTATAACAAGCAATATTATTACAATTACATCCAATATAATCTTAATCCAATCAACAATCTTCATATTATTCAGATTTAACTAATTCATTTAATAAAGCAAGACTCCATCTACCAGTTTGTTTAAGACCTAATGCTCTTTGAACCATCTTAATAGCTGGAACTTTACCTACATTAACAGCGGTATCAAACATTAAATATGCAGTTCTATTACTTTTACAATCATCTAATTCAAAACAATCCCAAAAGTTTACTTTATAGAAATTTCTAACATATTTCTTCAATACTGCATTAGAATTAAGTTTAGCGTTTAATTCTTTACCACTATAAGATTGTTTAAGTTCATCAACAATCTTCCAACCACTCCAACTTCCATTATACTTTCGAGCAATGCCAAAACAAGTTTCTCCTCCTTTATCATTAGGATCATTAGAATAAATACCTTCATTTCGCATTGTTCTTGCAAATGCTAAGTTAAAATCAGCCATATATATTTTACTTCATTATCTGGAAAATCAATAATTTCTCCATCACCATCATCTTCATATTTACTATCCATAACTATTGACTCCTATTCAAGGTCTGCATCATCTTGCAGAGTTCTGTTTATCCAACCTCTCAAAAACTTAATATTATTGCCTTTTGCAGCAATATCGTTATAATATCTAATCTTTTCTAACTTAAACTTAGCAATAAATAATTCTTCGCTCATAGTTGTATCATTTTTATAAGCATTAAGACTATCTCTTGTTCGTCTAAGTTCTTCTTTAAGATTAACTATTTGAATTGCATCAGCAGAATCTTTTACAACAACATATTCAATAACTGGTTCAGGAGTTTCATGTTGGCACCCCCGTAGGGAATACATCATTGACATTAGTCCGACCAGCACTACTAGCTTTTTCATAGACTTAAATCAAATTGATTATTAACTTTCATAGCTTTAACTTCTATTCGTCTATCATCTAATAGAAGTCTAGCTTCATTTCTTTTATAAGGAAGAACATAAAATGTAGTCTTTTCAGTAGGATTTTCTCTTACTTTATAAGTACCATCATCAAATCTTCTAGGCATACCATATTCATTAAGAATGAAATCACAATCAATATGACAAAGCCAAATTCCTCTACATGGAATGTTTAATATTCTTTCAACAGCATAAGCATAAAGAGAAGTTTGTAATGTATAATGACTACCATTACATTCTGGAAGATTATTTACAGGAGGAAGCATATGGTCATCTTTTCTGACCCATTCATTTGTAAGTTGATGGGGTTTTTGAGTCTTATCTTTCTTATAATATCCAGATTCAAATTTAAGACCACCTCTATTTGTTTTCCAATCTCCTATAATAAATCCATCTTCTCTAAGCAGTAAAACATCAATAGTTCCACTAACAAGATAATCAATAAGAAACATACCAATTTCTGCATAAATCTTATAGCCTGCATTAGTATATTTTTCAAATGCTTCATATATCTTAGGATATTTTCCTTCAGTGTTTTCTATAAATTCTTCTATATCTAGAAGTTTATAATCAGCATTCATTGAAGGAATATCAGCAACAGTTATCATGTTAGCATTATCATAATTAAGATAACGAATAGCTTCTTTAAATTTAGAACTATTCTTTATACCTTTTTCAAGACCATCATGCTTTTCTGTTCCTCTTTCACAAGCTTCATCTGTAATATCTTGCCATTGTTTAGCAAGTTCTTTTTCAGAAATACCAAGCTCTCTAGATTTCTTTTTAAGCCAATAATTCTTTTCAAATTTTGGAACATATTGACCTATAAGAGTTGTAACACTAAGATAATTATTACCAAAATTATCATAGTATTTATGTGGAACAGGGTCAAATGTAAGCCTTACTTGTTCATATCTTTTGTCAAGAAGTTCCATATTTTATTCTTCTGTCATTGAAGAAACAACTTGTTGCCCTCCACGAGCATTAACTGTTTCTTGTTCATCTACAACTTCAGATTCAGCTTTTCTAAGTGCGCTTAGTAGTTCAGGTATAGCTTTGACTTTATTATTTACTGAATCCATATAAGATAAAGCAATAGGAATTTCGTCTTTACCTATACCTCCACTAAGAAGTTCATTCAATAATTCGTTGATTTTATCAGAAGCAATAGTAATATTGTGAATGGCTTTCCTTAAAGATATAACTGCTCTCATAGCTGGACCAGTAGCTAATTCAGAATATTTTTTAACAATATTCCAAACAACTAAATCTGGAGTATAATCTTTAGGTAAATCATAATTTTCAATAGCCCTTTCAATACTTTCTTTATCACTAAGACCTTCTTGTCTACAAGGACTCTTAGGATCTGCAAGATAATATATAACCCCAGCTTCTTTAATATACATAGATTTATCGGGAGATTTATCTCTTGCATAAAGAATTGCAACATCCTTATCAAGAAGTTGCCTCAAATTTGGTGCAGCAGGCATTCCTGTAGCATCAATAGTAAGCATTTTATCAATCGTTAAATCTTTCATATATATCTTCAAGCTCAGGGTCGAAAGGAACTAATTGACCATCCATTCTAACTTTAAAATAAATATTAGCATAAGTAGCATTATGTGCTTTAGCGACTTCAAGCCATTTCTTAATATGTTTTTTCTTAAATTCAGGAAAATCATCTTCTTTACGGGCTTTACGTCTTGCAGCAAATGTTTCTTTTCTAATCTCTACAGTTTTAATATAAGCAGCTAGTCGATCTTCTTTTTCAGCAATACTATCAATTTCTTCTTTTCTACGTTTTACTTCTATCTTTCCAATATCTTTCATTAATCTTCCAACTGTAGGAATTGCAACACATTTATTATTTTTAAATCCTTCCAGCATTGCATCCTCAATAGAAAGAATAATATCTTTCATTAAGACTCTATCTGCTCCTTTATATCCTAAATCATCTAAAATATTATCAACGTCTTTATAAACACAAACATATCTACTATCTTGAGATAATTCTAGTTCTTCTATTTCAGTTTGCAGCAGTTCCATTGTCTACTAAATATGTAGGAACATAATGTTCATTTTTGTCAATGAAAGCAACAATATCAACAACTGGTATAATTTTAAATTCTACCATAATGACATTAGTTGGGCGATTAACACCAGCACTAACCTTTCTTCCACCAATCTCACCTTTATAAATTTTATCTTTAAGTCCAGGATTTGATTCAATAAATCCTTTGATATAATTATAAGATAATTCATTTTGAGGAAGATAAACATGATGTGAACGCTCAATCGCAGTCCTATCAACAAGGCAAATCTTACCAACTACATCAGGATTAATAGAACTTTCATTAATTTTGACAACAATAGGAGTTACACCAACTGCAGCTTTTGCTTTGTTTACAATACTAAATAAAGTATCTGTTTGTAATAAAGCTACAATAGCATAATGTTCTCTAACATCAACACCTTTAAGAATATTATCGAAATATTCTTTTATAACTTCACTTTCATTTGTAGGCACTTTAAGAGTTTTATTGCCTAAATCGTTTGTTAAATTAATCATTGTCTTTACTATTTAAAGGTTTAACATCTTTATTAACTTTAAGTTTAGATTTTTTATTATCTCTATTAACAATTTTATTAACTGCTCTTATGGCAGGTTGATAATCATTAGCATTATCCATATTTACAACTTGTTTAATATTTCAAGTACAATTATAAGGTTTTAAAAGCAAACTTCCAAATAAAATTACAAATAATTTATACAGGCTCAGGAAACTGCTTGAATGAATTTAATGCTCAAAATTGTGCTCCAGACGATGATGCAGTTGCAAAACGCGGCGACTGCTGCGTAGC